TGTGGATTGCTGCGCAACTTGCTGCTCCCCAATTGGCTTACGCTGCAGAAAGGCTTTCACCAATTGGACCTTTGACATCCGCTTTTGGCAATTCGTTGAATGAGAGCCGGAAGCGCAAACACCAACTCCTCACTCCACCAAACTCTCCAAGATTTATCAAACAAGCTCGACTCGCTCTACAAGCTGGTGGAGCAAATATGGCACGAATTTCAGGCCGCGGCCGATTCAGGCGACGAACATTCAGGAAGCGACGATTCCCAGCTCGCAGAACTCGAGTGAAGCGTGTTCTACGCTCCGCCCGCCGACGCCGATTCCGTACGTCCGTCAAGAAAATTATGTTACGCCAACTGGAGACATTCAAGAAGCATTACACCGAGACTTCGTTTACGCTGGCCCCAGGCAATGGCACTACAGCTATGAACGCCCGCGTGTTCGCCCCTTGGCAGTCTGCGTTCACTCAAGGCACTGGATCTGGGCAGATCCACGGTTCGAAAGTCTTCCTTTGGAAGTACATGTGGAGGATGAACATCAAGGGTCTCCTCGCCGGCGATGTTCATGTTCAGATTCTTTTTGTCAAGTCGGATTTCCAGATGGATGTGACGGCTGCCGGTACCGACGTCAACAATGAAGGTCAAACAGTCTCAGCCACCACGACGACTACTGCCAACCCCACGCAAACGGCGCCGAACGGCAACATCCCCTTCTTCGACGTTACTGCCTCTCCGGGCCAGTTTAGCGGCCTCTCTCCCGTTACAAAGTTCAACAGTGATAACATCGACATTATCAAGATATGGAATTTCAAGCTTCATGGTTTCGGACAAGCTGCTACAGACCCCTTCATCGATACCACGCTCACCTTCCCCTTCAACAAGACAGTTCAAGTTCAAGAAACGCAGGAAACTATTGATGGAGTGCCTAGATTCTTTGGACCCAACTCTAGTCGCGGAAATTACAGCCAGTACTACATCATACTCAGAACTTGGGGACAAGATTTTATCAGTAGCTCTTCAGCGATTGATGTTGACCACAGAGGAATATTGATGTGGAAAGAAGTTTAAACATATAGCTTTTCATCTGATTCGTAAATAAAAACGTTTATAGAAAGCCATTCATTTGCAACTCTGGAAAGAGTTCTTCGAGGGTCCAGGTCGGCGTTGCACAACCAGACGCAAGGTCGACCCCAGTGAACAGTTCGCTTACGTCGATACTTGTCGGTGAGGACAAATTGCTTTTGGCATCCCAGGAATTCTTTCCATCTGGGAAAGAATGATATATCGATATCGTCGAGGATGATGAATTTTGCCTCGTCATCCCAGTCGTCGAGGTTGAAGTTCCCACAGAAGTACATGTGCGGGCCAAGAGATCTCGACCACTCAGTCTTCCCGATTCTAGATTCTCCAATAAATAACAAAGAGCGAGGTCGTTCCAACCCTTCCTTGGGTTTAGAGATTAGTTGAACAAATGGTAGCGGAGCCGGTAGGCGTAGCGGAACTCACTCCGTTAGGATTTACCTGTAGGTTTTCAGATACCCACTCCGTTAGGGGTAATGGCTCTCGAAAGGAATCTCGATTTCTTCCGTCGTACGATGTCCGTTGGGACCCAAACTTCCATTCGCAAAAGAATAGAAGACGTTCAAGAGATAGCACGTAATCTCTCGGAAACTTCTCTCTAGCAAGTCGGAGAAATTCGTCTCTTCCCTCGCACTGTTCCAGTATCGAGCTCCACCCGTTCTGCTTCGCGTCCTCAATATCTCCAAGTCCGTCAGATACCAGTGGAGCATCGTCCTCTTTTCGGCAATAGGTAATGACGTGTTTAGCACTTCTTGGTCGTTGTATGTTAGGATGGTATCCGTCCACGTCAAATGCATCGGCGCGTGTAAAGCGCCTGCGTCTCCCGAAGTGCCAGTAAACGTGTAGATGATAGTTCCCATCATCGTGACGCTCCCTTGCAACAACGTATTCCCCGAGACCAACAGTTTCCTGTAGCCTATCTCGTAGTTGTTCTCGCTCAAGAGGGCATTGCGGGAATGTGAGGAAAACGTGTACGCCATCGTATACGAAATTGGCAGCGGCAGTGGGCATAATATTACCCCACTGCCACCTGCCACCTGCCACCTCTTATATAAGAGTGCTGCGCAATCGGAAAACTTTTCGATGAATTCTTTGTGGATTGCTGCGCAACTTGCTGCTCCCCAATTGGCTTACGCTGCAGAAAGGCTTTCACCAATTGGACCTTTGACATCCGCTTTTGGCAATTCGTTGAATGAGAGCCGGAAGCGCAAACA